GAGCTTGCGTTTTGTAAACGTGGGCATTGGGATTTTGAGCATCCACTTTGCTGCTAACCATCTTCGCCGGACCACGGCGCTCTGGATCAGGATCTGCCTTGCGCTTGCGAGCAACAATTGTTTGCCGTTCTTCTTTGCTCATAGCCTGAGCCTTGGCCTTAGGCAAACACTTTGGCTTGCCCTCTTTTTCTTCACGTCCGCCGCATGGCCCCATGATTTCGCCATTGGCGCCAATCCTCACCCACTCTTCTTTAAACCATTGCTCAAGATCATCGGCATGGATTTCACCTTCGTCTCCTTTAAAAGCGCCGCTCAATGAACCGTGCTTCTTCTTGAACATTTGCTTATATTGCTGCACCACATAGCCGCTGGCGTAAGCCGAAGGCCACACTTTGAACTTCGCTTTGGCTGCGCTAACAGCACGAGAATGCAGCTCCTTGTCTGTGAATTTCACGTCGCCACGCACTTTCTCAAGATCGCGGGGCAGAAACAAACCAGCCGAATCTTCCACTTCACGACTTCCATCCATCGGTAACGTGCCATTCTCCTCATTCATTGGATCGCGACCACCAGGCGGCACAGCAAAACCACCCCGCCCTTGAGTGGAACCACCCCCACCTTGAGCGGGAAGTTCGCGAATGACAGTTGGATCGAGGGTAAGCTCCATGCTCCACTCAGAACCGCCGTAACGGGCGTCCGCCACTTCCTTCGGACTCAGCACGCCAAGCTGGATGTAACGGCCATCTACAGCCGCCACACGCGCCCGCACGTCCGCCATTTCCCGCTCATTTAGTTCAAACAATGGGTTGAAGGAAATGCGCCACGACTCAGGCAGCTTTCCGTTCGTCGGACCTTCCTTGCTCAGCATGATGTATTCCATCAGCTTTTTAATTGGCCGCTTGAAATGGACGCTCTGATAGTCAGCCAGTGTCTTGGCAAAATCACGCTCTTCACTACGGCCAGTGGAACCAAGTCCACTCGGGCTTTCGCCAAATAGCACGGTATGAGGAATTTTACTAGCGCCAATAATATCCACGCGCAGCTTCTCCAACACTTCTCCAATGCCGCCAAAATTACGACTAATAAATTCAAGCTCTTCCTTCTCCGCATCAATCGCATAGCCGCGATAAATGCTCTTGCTCATATCATTCACTTGCAGCCTATCTCTGACAGCGCCTTCCTTTCCGGCTGCCAGCATCGCCGCAAGCCCCTTCACTTTATGCACAAAAATATCAAACTCGGTGAGCAACGTGGCCGCTGAGTTCAGACCAGTCCAATAGTGGCGGAAGCTGTCATACACAGTTTGCAAACTGCTCATGCCCCAGCCATAGTTCCGCTGCCTAATCCGATAGGGCAGCCAATCTCCATCAAACCTCAAAATCCTGTCCCTATGGATGTAGGACAACGTGGGTTCGTTAATTAAATCGCCGGAAATAATTTGGTAGTATGTTGCCTTTGAATAGTCGTATAGGTTTTCTTCAGTAATAACCGGAGCAATTTGCCACCGATCAAGACATTCAATTTCTTCAATGCGACGAATGTTTCTTTTATCAACAGGCATATAAGCGGGGCGTCCATCATCAATGAACAGAAGCAAACAGGCGCCTCCATATAGACGAGAATTCTTCGCCGCCAAGTTTAAATGCTCAAGAATGTATAAATCTTCGATTACTTGCTCAATACCCTGCACTTCTTCGGCTCTAACGCCGTCTCCGCCAAACAATACTTTGAAGCCTTTCCGAGTGGCTTGGTCAGCATAAATGTCAACAATGCGACGAGGAAGCCATTCGCCATAAAGGTTTTCCAGCTCTTCTTGCGTTAGAAAAATTGTAGCTGTTGTCTTGGTGTATTGCCCCTTGTCCCTGCTAGTTCCCATGCCAATGAGCACGTTCTGCAAGCCATCAGCACGAATGCCGCCAGCTCCGACGTGCCCCAGATCCACTGCTTCGTTATCCATCGATTTCCTTAAGGCCATCATGTATTGCTTTTATTCTAAAAGCTGGCTACATTGGCTCGGTTGTTATGGCCAGTATGGCTAGCCCTCTGCGTTTTGCCTTCAGCGACGAACAGCGCAAAGCCGTTTACGCCGAAGCCCATCGTCGTCAGGCCGTCAACTCTGCCCTCGGCCTTAAAGGCAGAAACAATGGCCCTGCCTCAGGAAGCGAAGCCCTTCGCCTCCATCTCCTCGGCGCCGCTGGTGAGATGGCCGTCGCCGCCCTTCTCGACATGGAACACTTCCTCTATCAGGAAACCATGGCCAAAAGAGGCTCCGCAGACTTGCCTCCCAATATTGACGTTAAAACTCGTGCTCGCCACTACTATGATTTAGTGGTTCAATTAGATGAAAAGCCAGGCAAAATATTTGTTCTCGTGACCATTGAAAACCGTCAAACTTTTGTCCATGGTTGGATAAAAAGTGAAGATGCTATGAAGGATCAATGGAAAAGAGAGCATGTTAAGGGGCGTCCAGCCTTCTTTGTTCCCAAGCACCATCTACAGCCTCTCTCTACTTTGTTGTAATGCTTCGCTGCTCCGACTTCGCCAAGCACGCTCTTCACTTAGAGCTGTTTCCTAAGCAAGCTGAAATTCTTGATGAATTCTTTCAGCCCGGCAAGTCACATGCAGTGTGGGCTCTTGGGCGACGTTCAGGCAAGACGCTCATGGCAGCAATCGCCTGCATCTATATGTGTTTCGTCTTAGAAGAACAATATCGTCGTAAAGTAAGAAAAGGAGAACGCTGGTACGTTGTAACTGTTGCTAACAGTCAAGATCAGGCTCGTATTGCTCTCAACAACATCCGGCAGCTCATCATTGAAAGTCCCTTCGCTCAGGAGATCGTTCGTGAAACTGCCGACATTATTGAAATTAGCAACCACTGCGTGTTTAAAGCTATACCGACATCCGGCCGTGCTGCCCGTGGTCTCGCTTGCGCCGGTGCTGTTTTTGATGAACTTGCATTCGCCACAGAAGGCGATGCTAACTCCGGTGGACGTGGTATTTACGACGCTCTTTCTCCTTCTATCGCTCAGTTTGGCGGTCATGGGCGCATCCTAGAACTCTCCTCGCCTTGGCTTACTGACGGCATCTTTTATCAGCATTTCAAGGAAGCAGCGTCTGGTCGCTTTCCTTTCATGCAGGCCGTAAATCTCCCAACATGGGAGATGAACCCACGCATTTCGCAAGAGTTTCTTGACACAGAGAGACAGCGCGACCCCGAAAAATTTAAAGTGGAATATGGCGCTCAATTCGCCAGTAATCTTTCCGCCCTTGTTGCCAGCGATGTTGTTGACGCCTGTATTGATGACCGTCGAGCGGCTCTACCACCCAGAGCCCAATTCCAAGGTGCTTATGTCTTGGCCTTGGACCCTGCCCGAGGCGGGGTTGGCCGTGATGATTACACTGCTTGTATTGTTCATTTTGAAAACGGCACGTTAGTCGTTGATAAATTCCATTCCTTTGCTGCTGATTTTGAAATCAATGGGAGGATGGAAGTCAATATCAATGCAGTGGAAGATTGGATAAAAGAACAGCATCGCCTGTATGTTTTCGACACGATTGTGATGGACCAGTTCAATAGTGCTGGCACCATTCAAACCCTGGCTGGCGATCTGCCCATCACTGAACTCACTTGGACTGTTAGCTCCAAAATGAAAGCCTTCAGTAAGATGCGAGAACTGTTCAATGCAGGGCAGATTAATTTATACCGTCACGAAAAGGCCGTCATGCAAATTAAAAACCTCACTGTCACTTACAAGCCCAGTGGACAGTGGACTGTAACTGGTGGTAAAGCCACTGGTATTGATGACTTAGCGTTTGCAATGGCTGGTGCAATCTTGGCTGCTTCTAAAGATGATGACATTGGGTGGATCGAAAGCTTAATCTCCTAGTATGATTTTCAAACAATAGTTCTTTATTGGCGTGGCTTATTGCAAATTAACTATGCAAGAAACGCAGTTTTTGATTGCGCTTCTTGAAAATGGCACCACTAGCAAGCAAACCTCTCTGCAGCTTTTGGCGGCCGAACACCTTTATATTCCCGCACTATTGCCCAAGCTCAGGGACTATGCCAAGCGTCTTGGGCAAATTGAAGCCCTAGAGCAATGCCTGGACGAGGAAGGCACGTTTGATGACTACTGCCGGGCCCACCCCGACAGCCAAGAATGCAAAGAATATGACGTGTAGGCAACATGCGTGCTATGCTTTTGGGGCTTTCGCGAAGCACGCTGGCCAGCGTTACAACTAGACAGTGGCAGGCACTGTCTTGCAGACCAATCGAGGCCATGAGCCAACTCATGGTTAAATGTCGTACAAAGGCGGATTGAAGCCCCGCCTCGACGCCTCGATGTCTAGCCCTTGTAGCCCAATTGGCAGAGGCAAGCGACTTAAAATCGCTCCAGTGTGGGTTCGACTCCCACTGAGGGTATCGTGCTAAGCTGCTTTTACGTTCACCCCTCATGGGGCGCATGACACCCACCTACGGAACGGGAGGTGGACCATGGAGAGCGCCATGAATGCTCTGTTGCTCGTGAAGCAGCAGCTTGAAAAAGCTGCCCGTCTTCGCAAGGCTCAGTTGGCTTCACTGCACGGCCATCGCTATTGCGTGGCTTGAGGCTATTAAGCTCGCTTACCGCCCTTGTCAAATTGGCAGGGGCGGTATTTTTGTCCGCGATAAATAAGCCATAACACTGGACGATGGACAAAATTCCACCATTTAGAAAACTCTTCGTGCTCTTGCTCCATTGAATAGGGCACGCCACGATAAACCAGCGTTGTCATAAGACTCTCGCTATTTCCTTTAAGCTACGTTTCTTTTTCTGTAACAATTGTTACCGCCAGACACATAACAATGGAAAAGAAAGTTAAATTATTTACCTTCCTTCTTATGAATGTAAGCTTTAAGCTCTCTTAAATAGTTTCGCAACATTGCTGCTTGTTGCAAATGCCAAGGGTCGCGATATTGCAAATAAAGGCCCATGTGATTATCAATGGCCTTCAAAATATGATGAATGGGCGCGTTCCATGGTTCACGAAAGGGCGTATTAAACGTCCGCCGCTCGTTCATGGCCCAAGCCAAAATAGTTTTGTACACAATCTAACGCCACTGGCGTAAAATTATTCACTTCCACGCATGCATTGAAATATCTTTTATCAAGACTTTCGTCTTCGTTCTTAATCAAATGACAATGTAAATGGCCGTGAACATTGCCAATGTATCTGCCTGTTAAATTTGCAGGATGCACAGGGATGTGCGTATAGATTAAATTATCACGGAAAAATGCTCCCCTGATATCATCAAAATACTTTGCATAGTCTTGAAGCTTGAAAATATCGTGATTCCCGCGAATCAACACTTTGCTGCCATTAAGACGCTCTAAAACATGCAAGCCGCTGCGTGGAATGGCCACGTCTCCCAATACATACACCCTATCCCTTGCATGAACAATGTTGTTCCAACGCTCTACGAGCGTTTCATGCATTTCTTCCAATGAAGAAAAAGGACGCAGCCTTTCTCCGTCCGGACGCAAAAACTGAAGCATCTTGGCATGGCCGAGATGCAAGTCTGACGTGACGAAGGCGCTCATTGAAAATCATTAACAATGGAAAGGCCGGGAATTGCACCCGGCTCTTCTGGGCTATTTGCCCAGCGCTGTCTTAGCTTCCCAGGCTATGCACGACCATAGCTAGGCAGATCATAATTGGCTGCCTCAAAGAACGCCGGCATCCGACTGCGAGCCGTATCATTCAGCTCTTCAGCTTTGCCCTTCTCAAACAAGCTGTCACTCTGACGTAGCCAGAAGTCCTTGTTCAACCATTTGTCATTGCTGGCGCCAAGCTGGTCAAAAGCCCACAATGCAGTGGCCCGACGTAATTGGTTCAAGCTCTGCCCAGCAGTTTCGCCCAGCTCACGAGCCACAAGACTATGCACCCCCACGTGCGTAATCTCATCGCGGCTAATATCGGCAGCCACAGTGCGAATGCCAATGTCTCCGTTGAAACGGAAAAACGGCAGCACAACAAAGAAAATGCTGCGCTCCAAAATGGCAGCTTTCAAAATGGGATGGGCAGGATGCTCGTTCCATGCCTTCAAAATGTTTAAGGCTTCTTTCTCAGCCTTTTCATTGGTGCCATGGGCGGCCGTCACATAGTTCAAAGCCTCATCGTGACGCTGCTCATCCTGTTGGTTATGGCGCAGCGCCTCAGCAATGCCAGGCGTGGAAGGCAGTTCTTTCTGCAGACCTTGCTCCAGAAAGTCCTTTACGGGCAGTTCCAAATGGCGCAATGCAAGAAGCGAGAAAATCGTATCCTCGCTCCCTTCCTTCAGCTTGCCCTTGCCAACAGGCACGGCTTGCCAAGGACGCTTCTTGGCAATCATGGAAAGATAGGGGCTCTTGGTCGCGGCAGTCATTGTCGTACTATTATGCAAAAGTGTGAGGAGCAGAAAGGGGGCGTAAGCCCCCTTTTTCTTTGTCATTCAGCGCAAGCAGCGCAGAATCCAGCCTCTAGTGAACAAGATGCAGAAGGGCCTTCAGCTTCAGACTCAGCGTCTAAGCCAAACATGCTCTTAAAATCGTCGTCCAATGCAGCGTATGCATCATCCTTCCGTTGGGTGTCCGGAAGAACTTGCAGGCTGTAATAGAGGCTTGTCTGAGGAGATTCTAGCCAATCCTTCAAGAAGGCTTCGTCATAAACGACCACATCGCTCCATGAATTAAATGAATAGCCATGGAACAGCCCACTTGCTTGATACATGCGAATTAATTCGTCACAAACAAGCTTGTAAGCTTCCCAGCCCACTTCCGCTGCAGTTTCCACGGGACCATAATCAAAACTCTCCACACCAAACGTGCCGCTATCACGATCTACTTCCCGAGCAATGGGAGGAGCAATTTCAGGCGTGGTGGTAAAGCCGCGACTGTCCTGGTAGCGATAGGAGCACGATGCAGTGGGGGCAATGGCAAAGGCACGGTCCATTCCAGCCTCACGCGCAATGTCAGCCGCAGCATTAATGCCTTGGTGAATGGCAAACACAGCATTTCCTACTGGCTTGTCCATCACTTCATACCAATCTTCTGGACTTTCTTGATTAAAAGCCTTTAGCGCTTGGCCAAATTCGGCATAGCTAATTTCATGAATGCTCAGGAAATTAGCCAAACCCAGCAGGCCAAGTCCCACTTGCTTGTCAATCAAAGCAGGAAGATATTCGCCAGTATCGCCAACGCCTGTTTGAGCATGCAGCTCGCACAGTTGCGTCATACCTTCAATAAAAGCCCCTTGAATTTCATCAATGCCGCATGCGCCAAGATTAACGTGCTGCAATAAGCAAGTGCCACGATGCGGAAGATAAACTTCCAGGCAGACATTCGCCCTGATGCGCTCTCCTTTGTCGTTGTAGCGAATTTTATTGAGCCAGAGGTCGCCAGCAGAGATGGCACGAAGAGTGGCATTAATCAGCTCAGGCGATGCCTTGTCCAGAAACTGCTCGTCCACATTAAGACAACGCTTCGTCCAGGGCAGTTCTTGCCTGGAAACGTTGACAAATTCCATGGCATCAGGGTGCGTATAGTCCAAATGCAGCACCACTGCCCCGTTTTTGTATAAACCACCACGCCTCAAGATTTCATTGAGCGTTGAATAGATTTTGCCGAAACTAATAGGACCGCTAGCAACTAGCCCCTTGCCATTTTCTTCGCCCTTGGGGCGAAGCTCAGACAAATGCACAGCAACTCCCGCGCCATTGCGTAGGCCGTGACTTACAAAACGCCAGGAGGCTTCAATGCCATCCATGCCCTCCATACTGTCCTTGACAGTAAACACTGTGCAGCTAACAGGCAGCCGCCCATCCGGGCTTTCAATCCAGCTTTGCACCCTACCAGTGCGAGCAATTTTGTCAACCATCATGGTCTTAAGAAAAACAAAGGGGCCTTGAGCCCCTTCTTGACAACAGGCAGGCTAGCCAACTTTTCCAATGGTGGAATGGAAAACTTTCTTTAATCGCACAGCCCTTCTGGGTCGTCCACTGCTAGCAGATCATTGAAAAATAATTTCGCCTCAGACAAATTCTTGAAATAATACGGCTTGCCATCTACTGCTGCAAACCATTGAAATTCTGGCTTGCTGAAACATGGCCAAAGTTTATAGGGGCCAATGTTAAATGGCTGACGTTCTGGTAAGCCCCACATAACAGTTTTACGGAGATTGCTTCACTTTACTCAAGCTGTCCATAAAAGAATGTATTATTTGCGTCTTTAATATTAATTAAAACATTTCGTCCATTTCCCTAAAGATTATCAATCCTTCTTTCGTCAAACGCCATTTTCCGGACTTTGCTGTCTTGGCAATGATTCCTTCTTCTTTCAATATATGAACAGTGTTGTAAATAGTTCGTTTTGTGAATAAATCCTCTGCATCGTCATAGTCAATAATTGCTCCAGTAGATAAAACATCTTTTGCTAATGCCCAAATAATAAAATCCCTGCATTGCTTGATGTAGCGTGGCCATCCATAAAGAAGCCATTTGTCGCTCCATATTTGCTCTTTCGTCAAATTGTCGCTTTTCGCTAAAACGATGGCGGCGCGTTTGCCGCCAGAATATTGCCTAATAAAGTCACGATAAATTTCTCGCGTTACCTTTCTGTCTAAATCAGTTTTGATATAGTCTTGAATGCGCTCGCTATTTTTAAACCACTCATCCCTATGTCTTTCCTCTTTGAAAAATGTATGCAGTGATCTTTCAAGCAATTCTGCCTTGTACCAAGACGTGCATTCCATAATTCCAAGCACGATTAACCTCGACGAAGAATAAGTAATAAAAGTGGCCATGCGTGAAGCCATATTTTTTGTCATGCCAATCTTCAGGAAGTCTGGATCGTTTTGCCATTGAACAAAATAAATATATGCAGATCCTCCACTACTTTTCCAGTCGGCATCAATAGAAGAATTCTTAAAACTTTCTGTAATCATTGTAGTAAAACCGTAGTCGGTAAAAGTGTACTCCCCCTCAAAGCCCTTGTCAAGCCAGTTATGCCAATGATTTTCGGACCTCCCCTCGGAACAAGGTAAAACTTGACAGTCCTTGACAGAGCATTTACGATATGCATAAGCGCAGCAGCCGTCTAGTTTTGCTCCTCACGAGCAATCAGACGCTCCTCCGCTAGCCTCTCCCGAGCACCTTCCCCTCCAACGAAGCGCCTAAAGCGCGGAGTGACGGGCTAAAAAGGCTAGACAAGCCACGGTGCTCTCAACAATGCGGAGCCCCCAAAGGGCGGAGCTACTGACGAGTGGCGAAATACAAAAAGGCTGGACCAGCTCCTAAGTAATGGTCTTGGAAAACTATGCTCAGCAGCCAGAACGGGCTGTTTTTTTAAGAAAAAGCAATATTGTCTAGAACAGCGGCCCTTTAATGGGCCGCTTTAAGCGATAGACGATGCAAGGAAAATGCGCGAATTTAGAAAATGCCAGCTTCTTTGTGCATCATTACGGCGCTTTGGGCGCCTCCATTAGAGGAGGAAGAGGAGAACGCTTCATCTGCGCCCTCTGCGAGGGCTTGATTCAGCGTGTGCCGATTAGGCTTTTGCTGGTTAAGATTCATGACAATTGCTCTCCTTGCATGGAAGCCCGGCAAAAACAGTGCACTCAATGTGGGGTTGTCAAGTCGTTTAATGATTTTTCCAAAGAGGCTAAGGGTAAAGACGGCTTGCGCTCTTTATGCAAACAATGCAACGTATTAAGAAGTCAACAGTATCAAAAAAATAATCCCGTGATAGTACAAACTAGCCATATGGTTCGGCATGCTCGTCTTAGAGCAAAAGAAAAAAATCTTCCCTTCGATATTGATCATCATTTTCTTCGTTCTCTTGTCGTCTCGCACTGCCCAGTGTTTGGCACGCCTCTTGAATGGTCCGCGCTTCGCGGAAAAGGCAATAAAGCAGTTCCAAGCAGCCCTTCATTGGATCGCATTGATCCGACCAAAGGTTATGTAAAAGGCAATGTATGGATAATTAGCTATAAAGCTAATGTAATTAAAAATAATGCAACGCACGAAGAATTAAAGCTCGTCACTGAAGCAGTGGGACGAGCCATTGTTGATTCTCTTGATTGGTAGGTAATTGTACTTATTGCTTGCGATTTTCGATGAAAATTGACGCCACTTTTTGAGGGGGTATGCCCAGCCTGAGAACGGTTATCATTCCCGCTACTGCTCCCTGGTGCAAACGTACTACATTAAGAAATGTTACGGTTTCCGCATAAAAGCAAGAATTGCGACTTTAGTCTCTCCTGAATCTAAAAGCTATTCCCTCTTCTC